TGTTGGCGTCACTGTTGGCGTCACTGCTGGCGTTTCTGTTGGATATGGAGTAGCACCTACAGACAGAGTTGGATTTGGGGTCTCATCTGGTGTAGACGCCGGGGTCGCACTCAATGATATCGTAGGGGTGTTACTCGGTGTAATATTTGGCGGCGACACATCAGTTGGGGTTACCGTTGGGGTTACCGTTGGGGTCGCGGTAATAGATGGTGTTACCGTTGGGGTTACTGTATTAGACGGTGTAGTTCCTATAGAAGTTGAAGGTGTAGGTGTAATGGAAATACTCGGTGTAGGAGTTGGTGTCAAGCTTGGCGGTGGTGCATATGCGCATCCAATACCACCATTGTTAATATTTCCTTTGATTCCTATTATGAGATAATTGGCAAACATAGATCCAACATCAGAAGAACCGGTTATGCGATATTGTGATGTCACTACTGCGTTAGTATCAGTGGTACACACATAATAATCAAAAGGACCATACATTGCTACATGTGAAACCGCCCAAATGCACTCGGACAAAGAATAAGTATATCCTGTTATAGGATGCACTGGTAATGGTAATGTGTCGCCATCAAAAATAAATCCCCAATTTGCGCATACATTATTTTTAGTGGATAGCGGTTCCCAGATATCCAAAGAAGAATTCCATGAATAGAAAGTCTTATTAGATTTGTTATACCATAGCTGACCCTGTGTCGGGTTCTTCAAAACATTTTCGGTAGTCTGATCCAAGTCTGGTACAACTGGATCTGATCCAGTTAATTCATATGCGGCAAAATTTTCTAATAATCTTAGAAGACTTTCATTTAACTGTTCGCCATATTCAAGAAAACCTCTACCGAACAGATTTACATCTAATGCATAATCCACTTCTGTCTCAGAATCTACAGGTATATAAGATTTATTTACATCTGTGAATTTAATATCATACGTACTCATATATTATGCACCGCCCCATTCAAAAGTTGTTGTATCTGTATCTGTCGCAGTATTACCCATAGAATCTTGAACAGTAACAGTGAACAAGGCATTCAATATCTTAGATCCCCCCGGACAAGTTCCAGCTATACAAGCAACACTTCTTATCTCAAACGCTCCTGTTATATTGGAACCAGAGACACTACATGATGATGTAGTCACAGCAAATTCTGGTCCCGTTGCACCAGTTAGAGATAGAGAATGACTAACGATGGAATAAGGCGCAATTCCGCCAGTGATAGGGCCGGAATATGACCCGGTGACAACCCTCTTATACTGTGTGATATCACAACCGTAGCCAGCCTGTACACACTGTTCTAAAGAACCGTTTATACTAGCAACAACATTTAATGGTGCCACTGAACTCTTAGTCGGAGTTGGGGTTACTGTTGGAGTTCTTGTTGGTGTAGGTGTTACAGTTCTTGTTGGTGTTACAGATGGAGTTCTTGTTGGTGTAACAGAAACCGATGGTACCGGCGATCTCGTAGGTGTAGGAGTTACCGTTCTAGTTGGTGTTCTAGTTGGAGTCACAGACGGAGTCCTAGTTGGAGTTCTTGTTACGGATGGCGAAGCTCCTACTGATAAAGAAGGTTGTATCGATTCTGTCGGTGATGGGGTTACGGTTGGTGTGGCTGTCAATGATGGGGTCGCTGTTACAGATGGTGATGCTCCATTTGTTGGAGTCACCGATGGTGTAATCGTTGGAGTCACCGATGGTGTTGTACCCACAGAAGTAGATGGTGTTGGGGTAACAGTAGATGTAATAGATGGAGTTGGAGTAGGAGTTGAGGGTGGAACCACCGCACAATCTATTGTGCCCAAATCGTTATTATTACGAATGCCTAACACCATGTAATTCGCGCACGCATTTGTCAATCCGCTACCAGTTAATAATCTATATTGAGATGTTACCAGACCATCATTATCTACTGTACAAATAAAATAATCTACATCATCAGGCATATAAAATGGTGACACGAAAAATACACACTCATCCGCTGTAAATTGATAACCTGTTACAGAACTTACTGGGAGTGGTATATTCTGACCATGTGAGATGACTCCAGAATTACCCGCCACATCGTCCATTCTTGATAGTGGCACCCATTTCGTACCATCCCAAAAATATAAACGAGTGTTTGTGGAATTGTACCAAAATTGTCCATATACCGGACGTTCCAACAATTCTTCGTGGGCCGTATCAAAATCTGGGTTGCCGGGATTGTCAGCATCTTCAGGGCATGCAAAATTTTCAAGAATGTGAACGACATTCTCGTTAAAGATTTTTCCATATTCTAATCTAGATTTACCCGGAAAAGCTATATCAGCTTCATCAGTAATTAGGGCATTTTTCCCTACTGTTATAGTTCCATTAGCTGGATCTGTAAATCTCACAACATATGCATTTACATTACAACTTGCCATTTGATACCCTTCATAATGTTCTTATTTATGCAAATCAAAGCTGTCGATTTACAATTATATTGAATATATGAAGATATTTATATGTTGTGAGTTTTCGCCATAGCTAAAATAGTTTTTGTGACTTCTTTATTATTCCTCATTTTCTCTAGCCATTTGTTCCTATCAATTATCGAATCGCATATCACTTTCTCTTCTCTTGTTAGTTTTTTATTATAAACATAATCAAAAGCGCTAGAAAATAATAGATACCATGGTGATAATGCTCTAGAATGGATGAATTTTGTTATCTCATCAAAATTTAAATATAATAAAACTTCATTAGGTTTACAACCTATTATATTAGATAAATTAACAATTGTTTTCATGGAAATCCGAAATTGCTTTTCGGCAGGGACGGTATTGTCAAAATGGATTAGATAATCTATATAGACTTCATCCATATACCAATTGTTTGGTAGTAATTTAAGATCTGAGCAAAATTTAATATAATGCTGGGGGTCTGGTATACCATTCTTTCTAACAAAAGAAAGCAGACTACTAAAAATAGTATAGTATCTGGACTGTATGAAAGCTTTGTAATTTGGTTCTCTGTGACCGCACGAGGATCTCCAATATTTGTAAAGATTCCAAATGGCTAAACCATCCGCAGACCTAGATTCCTTGTCTCTTTCTAAAAATTTACAAGAGTGATTAATCCTCTCATCCGAAGATTTATAAACATAATCACAATAAACACATTTTTCTGTCATTTTAACTTTTTGATCTGTTCGTTGTCATAGCCTAACTCTTCCGCCATTGAAAGTAAATCGTCCAGTTTTATTGATTTCTCATATAACAAAGCTTCTTTATGAGTACAATCATAATATTCTTGGATAAGTTGTGAGCGTAATGTGGAACGTTCTTGCTTTTTCCTTTTATTCCAAGAGTACATTTTCTTTGACGTTGAGCAACACAGTAAAAGCCGTGTTAATAGTTTCTTCTCTTTGTGTAAAGAGAAGACGAATGGATTTAACACTGAGTTTAATCTAGTTATTTGTTTGGTGTCTTTAGTGCCAGACAGCCACCGCATAATGACAAGCGGCTGCAATGTTTTTTCTTGATCCGGTGTTAATTCTGAAAAATAATCCACATCAAAATTATCAATACGTTTCAACACTTCAAATATGTCTAATTTATTGTCACTCATATAATTTTAATTTCTTGTTGCAAAATTTACACAAAATTACACCATCGTCCAATTGTACCAATTGATCATCTGGGTGTATACAAGTCTCAGTCATCTCTTTTCTGATTTCGTGTATCTCATCAAAGAATGGTTGTTTTTGTAACTGAATTTCTAAAATCTGGTCCTCCAGCGGTTTCAATTTATTGTCTATAATATCTTTTAACTTCTTTTCTCTGCGTTTCCATGCCAGTACGTCGGCTTTGTCAAAACTCGCTCTTATTTTCTTAATAATTTCTTCCATTTCATATTCCATGTAATTTGATTAACATCGCCATAAAGTTTATTTCTTTGTCAGTAACCAAAGAATGTTTATACATGCTGTCAGCTATGGTAACAATACCGGCCTTCCATTTGTTAACATCCTTAAACTTAGTAACATCTTCAAGATACTCATAGAAAAACCTATAGTATTCTAGGAAGTCATCATCCGATATATTACCGGATACTGAATTTCTGATAGAATCCCAATTAGCTTTTTCCTGACCAATTGCTTCCAGAAGTTCTACCTTATCTCCCAAGGATTTGTCATCGTCTATACTAGCAACCACCAATTTACCATCGGACACACTAGCATGGACACTATCTATAAATTTACGAAAATCTGGGTATGTTTTATTGAGAATATCTTCAATTATATTGATGTCGTCATCGGTCTCACACGGTATTCCATTCTCTGTCAACATATGAATAACTCTAACGCACATTTCGCCACGATCTAACGCTTTGAACTCCATGGCCTCGCATCTGGATTTAACTTCTTTCATTATCTTATGTGGATAATTACACGAAAGTATAAATGTAACATTGTCAGCACGATCTTCCATCATCGTTCTCAATGTCGCTTGCGCATTTGGTGACAAGTAATCACATTCGTCTATGTATACTATCTTATACCCAGATTCAGATATTGGAGCTAATTTAGTAAACTCATCAATCTTAGACCGCATAACATCCACTGAATTTTCTTTTGAACCGTCGATACGTATATAATCCATATCATCGATATTCAAATAGCTTTTGAGTAAGAATGCTAATGTGGTTTTACCAGTTCCCGGTGGTCCATATAAAAACAAGTGCGGCAATGATCCACTTTTTATAAAATCTTGGACTCGTCTTTTAATTGTTTCAGATGGAAAAATATAATCTTCTAGTAGGTGTGGCCTATATTGCATAGACCATTCTTTCTTCTTCAAGCTCATGTTGGATTCCTATGATCTTTTGATCATATCACAACATTATCTACCATATCAAGCTTCTTGGATAAATTTAGCCATTGCTTTAGATTTTACAGAATTCTGATGATTATCTTCAATTATTGAAACAGTGTTAGCGCGTTTCTTTCTTTGTTTTAATACATTATTAAACGCTATTGTTAGCGCTATGGCGAATGGATCAAAAACAAAAACAATGATCAAGATTAATATAGTTATAGCCTTATCTTGCTCTATCCCGAATACTTCTGTAATAAAAACTATTGGGCCAATCTTTGCGGATTCTTCAACATTTTTGGTCTTTATTTCTAGTATCTGTTTTTCTACAAAGGGAATATCTGTAGATAGTTGGGCCAATTCCACTTCAAAAGATTTCATCAATCTTTGTTTTGCTGTAACATAATTGTTACCAACACTTTGAATCTGTTTGTCTATATCCAATTTTCTTTCTTTATAAGTCTTCAATTGATCTTCAAGAATGATAAGTGTTTCTTGGTCTTGTTGAACAGATATGGTTGTCGTTTGGTGAGCGGACATCAAATAACCAGATATACCCATAGAAGTTATAGAAACTAATATAAAGATACTGATGACAAGATAAGTCTTAAGAAATAATGATGTCTCTTTCCAATAGTTATACAAATACGATGTTATGACTATTTTACCAAGTTCTAACGAACCACCCATAATTAAAACGCTAATAAAAGAGCCAGAGAACAATTTCGCTAACCCTATAACAGAAAAATAGGCAGCGCTACCAGCCACTGCCATCATAGACAAAAACAACAACACAAGTAGAAACATTTACATCGTTTCCGGTTTTTCTTTCGAAACCAAAAGAACTTTGTCAATATTAGTCATCCAATAATCTTTTTTATTCATAGTAAGATTATTAGCCCACTGTAACGGTTCAATGAAAATAAAATCACCAACTTCCACATCTTTTACTTCGGGACCAATGTGTAAAACTTCGCCCCATCTCCCAATTTCCATATCAGATCTCTTATCAATAACACTGAACCCCCAATCGGTTTTATTTTCAAAACCTTTTTGTGCCGATAATTCCTGAATGAATCTAAACAATATATTTTTCTTAACTGGAGTAATAGACTTCATTTCACTTACCTTTTACTTTTCTATTAAGTTTTTCCGTAACCTCAGATGCAGATTCTAAATTAGTTAAATCCATTGATAACACCGTTTGTATCTCTGTTTCTGCGTCCACCGGTTTTACATCATTGGTAGCCTTGTTAGCTCTCTGTTTATCCAGAGCCTTTCTCATGTTTGCTTCGTTAACCTGCTGCTGATGAAACATCTCTCTAACTTTACGCTTAGTAGAGTTCTTTCGCTTACGACGACCCTGTATCAAATTTTCTCTGTGTTTAACAGTATCACTTTCTGGAATGTTATTTATTTGTAGGCGAAGTAAGTCAAAATCTACTTTCTCACCTCGGATTGAATTTACTATTTTTTTATCACTCATTGATGCGGTGCCCTTTTTGTTTATCTATTTATATGCTTCTTAGGCATAAAAAACCTTCTATCTAAAAAATTCTTTACAATCTATGTCATATTTTATACAATCTACACAATGAAGACCAAATATGAACAAAATATAACTAGCACATGAAGAACCTCTTCCAACTCCCCATACTACATTATTTTCTTTGAAATAATCTATTAAGAATAATATCGCACGAAACAAATCGCCCATATTCATGTTATCTATTAACTGAGATTCATATAAAATTCTTGATATAGCTTTAGAATTATATTCTCTATCGCGTTTCATTCTGTCCAATTTTATTAGACAATAATCCATTATATTAATGTCTAAATATTTTTTAGGTATATCCCAATTGGACTCAATATTATTATTACTATATTTAACCTCTAGAGGAATTTTGGATATTAAATTATATTTTTTAATATTCTGTGTAACTTCTTCGGCAAAACATTTATCAATACATAAACCTTGTAGCATTCTTTCGCATAATTGTTCTTCATTTAGCGAATAATTTCCATCAAACCACAAAGTTTTATCATTTAATTTTGTAAACTCATTATGCAAAGGGTGATTCATACTTTTCTTTATTAACTATTGGCACGTCAATGATACCACCACCGGCAGCAGCCCTCTTCATAGCCTCCAATTGTTCTGGACTATGAATAGTATAATTAGGAGCTACTGGTGGGTTTCTAGCGTAATCTTCTAAAGATACTGGGGAGTTGTACGTTTGTGCGGCATTAGGGTTCTGAACTTGGCCTCTCTCTGGTAAAAACACACCCTCTTCCAACTCATCGATTTTTTGTAGAATGGTTTTCCATTGTTTTGCTGTAGGTTTCCAAGCTTCTCTATCTTCTTGAAATGCTAACACACCTTCAAGCCACATTTTAAATTCTTTTACTTTCATTTTACATTATATCCCAGACAGTTTTATTTTTTAAATACTTATTATATACATCAACACTTGACAGCATTATCCAATTATTTGGTCCTAATGCATGACATAGCATTTGATTTCTATGCAATGCAATTGTATATATGTTCACAGATTGTATGTAGTCCACGCACCTAACGGGTATATACGCTTGTTTCATCTTTCTGTGATTCATTACCAATGCTGTATACATCCCTTTTGTTAAGTCAGAAGTCACGAGAGTATCTAAATCGTGCGTGTCTTCTGAAGACACCAACATGTGCCAACTTGCTGGCACTTTTATAACATATCCCATTACTTCTATTACTAATGCTGGTGTGTTAATACACTCTAACATTTTTATTTTAGATAAACGAAAATCCATTTCTGCTAAATTAAGAGTCCAAAAGTAATTGGACTTAATTGGACTATCTAAATTATCAATTATTATTGGGTTTGATTCATCGTCTGAAATGATCATTAAATATCCGGAATTATATTTTTATATTGTAAACTGATTTTCAATCAATGTCAACTACTTCATCATCAATTAGCTGGTTTAGGACATTATATGTCTCATTTGGTTTCAATTGAATTTTAGAATTCTTAAATTTATATTTTTCTTTCTTATAAAAAGCTATTCTCTTTTTATAGTGTATCATTGAGTATTTTAAATTTGAATGTATGTCAAACACATTAATATGAGTTTTGTCGTGTGCTTTTCTTAAACCACGACCCAGTGACTGAATGACTCGAATATAGCTCTTGCCGGCATCAATAATAACTAGGTTCTTGATTCTAGGTATATCCAATCCGGCCTGAACTAATTTATAAGTAGAAAAGTGAACTATATCGTCTCTGTTGGCATATGATTTATATACAGTTTGTCTTTCCTTGGATTTTGTCTGACCGTATATGAATACGGATTCTGGTATTAACGCTTGTAATTTCTTACCGTGTTTAATGGAATTTAGAATTACTAATGTGTTTCCAGTACGAGCTATATTAGAAATATATTTTACCAACTCTTCATTTCTATTATCATTTTTAGTTATATATGATGCTTCTGAACTATAGTCTGGGAAATATCCTAATATAAAATCTTTATATGATATCTCAGTCTCTTCATTTTCTTTTTGGAATAATCTATATTGTGGATTCAAATCTTCGGTAAATTCTACACAATTAATCTCTATATCAGCTAGCCAACCCTTTTCTATCAATTCACTTGCTGCGACTTCATAAACGAGTTCACCGAAACAACATCTCATCATCATTTGACCGCATTCATCCTCTGGCATGGTACCAGTCATTGCTACTTTTAATGGCATATGATTAGAATGCTCTGATATGATTTCGGATACTTTTGCCCCTGAAAGTGTATGGCACTCGTCCAATATAACCGCTTTAAATAACTTCAACACGTCTGGATTATGTTGAATCGCTTGCCAAGTTGATATCACATTATCATGATCTACAACTTTTGACTTTCCGGAATATTCTCCAACATCTACACCACACCTAACAAAAGTTTCCTTAGTTTGAGTAACTAGATCATAATTAGGTACTATCACAATTGTTTTGAACGACTGATTATTAAATATCTCACACAACGCTGCTGTTATGATAGTTTTACCAGCACCCGTACCGGCTCTAAGAATTCCACCATAATTGGAAAGTAAAGCATTCACAGCTTCCACTTGGTGTGTGCCCAAAGTTATTTGTCTATGAAAAAAATAATCCTTGTCAATCGGATTAAACTGTATTTGATACTCTTTTCTTTTATCTACAATAGAAAAATTGGTATAACCAAATTGTTCTAATTTTACTATAATTTCTTCCGCTAAATTAGCTGCGGTCAAACCATTTTGAGAAAAAAATCTTTTCTTTCCATCCCATCTACCTAACTTGTATAATGGGTGAAAAAAATACTTGTCAGTTAGAAAACCATACTTATTATAAAAGTAATCATAATGTTGCCGAAGCAATCCAGAGAACAAACAGTTATATTCATTTATAAAAGTTATTGTAACTTTATTTTTTATAGTTTCAATCATCGTAAATAACTGTCTCTTGAATTGCTGCTACTCTAATCTTTGTTATATTATTTAATGCATAACCACGCTGCTCAAATGATGAAACAGCGGATCTAGCTTTCATATATAATTCTTTAACCTTCAATGCTTTTTTCTGAATGTCAATAAATGATGGGTGATCATCCGCCATTCTTTCTAGCATTCGCTCGCCATAAGTTTTGTCTGATCTTTCTATGATCAGACGAATTACTCTCATTTTTATTTCTTTCACTTTTATTTCTAGATAGTCATTCAAAATTTCTATCTCAACACGTAATTGATCGTAATATGAATACAAAGAAGGTTGCTCTTGATTACATAATTGGATTGTCTTATTTTTCAATGAAACATCTTCTTTTAATTCTCTATTCAGGACTAACGAGTAGGCGGCAATTATTTTGTCTAAGTTTGACAAATCTTCAGATAATTCATCTATTATTGCCATTTAATTTACACTCATGTTTTGATTTTCCATTACTTCTATTATTTTTAAATTCACAATCTGCTGGTCATTCAATGAATTTATATCAAAACCAAGTATACTGATATCTTCAGGTTTTGTCAAAATTTCTAATATATCTGCAAATTCTGGATTTTCTATTATATGAGTTTCTAAAATATTAATGTTTATATTATCTTCGTCTAGTGGTAATGTATTATATTTTAATAATTTTTCTACGGTATCTTCTTTTGAAGTTGCGGCTATATGATTAACATCCTTAATGTTTTTGTATATGACAAATGCAGAATTAGTATCCAATGCTTTCAAAGAAACCATCAACTCTATATTTTGTAAAAATTTATTACAATTACTCTCGTCTATCACTACCTGTCCCTTATTTGTATTGACAATGTCCCCAACATTCGGAGACATATTAAGCCTTAACATACAAAAACCGGGCAGAACATCCATACGCTCCAGCGATAATAAAGTCATTTTACGGACTTTATTTAAAAAATATTGAACGGCCTTTATAATATTTGGCTCAACAATTTCAATTACATTATTTGTAATATTATCGAAATCTACGTCTCTTTTGCACAATAGTGAAGAAATTTTTGGAGTTTCCATCAGAGTCCTTTAAAAGAAGAGAGGGGTAAATACCCCTCTCTATATTTACCATATTATCAAATCAAAATCAATCACTTAATGCGAGTTCTTCTAATTTTTGCCTCTTAGCGTCTTCTGCTGAAACTTTTGGTAATTCTTCTTCACCGCTCATTTCCACAACTAGAGATTCTCGCTCTCTTAAAATCAAGTCTTCCAAAACCTGATCTTGAATGTCCTTAAACTTACTAGATTGAAATTTAGAATCTTTATATGTATACCACGCACCATTTCTCTTAATTATTCCTAGAGACTCAGCAGCTTGTAATATACCATCATATGGGTCTAAACCAGTATCATAAGGAACTGTCAATTCTACCTGTTGGAAAGGTTTAGTAAATCTTACTTTCCAACCGAAAGCTTTCATACGTATACCATCAATTTGACGAGTAGTCTTATCTCTATCAAATAAACGTGAGAATAAAACTATCTGTGAGAATGGAAACTTCAATGATTCTGTCATTTTAAATGGTGGGTAGGCATTCGGCGTCTGATCGACGTATACCTGTTTGGTGGCAACCACGGCTACTGGCATATCTTGAATATCCTGCATAATTGTTACTAACAATTGTTTCAACTTCTTAGCATGCAACCCCTGATCATTATTCAATTCACCAGTCTTTTCGTAGGCATCCAATGCATTATGAATGAACAAAAAGTCTAGAGAATCAATACATATTAATAATTTCTTTGGATCTTCACCAGCTTCACCATTTCGATACATTGAGAGAATAGTATTCACTGCGTTAATGCATAAATTGACCTCATTGACGGAGATTCTGACGAAATCTTCTCTATCAACATCCACACCGATTGCTCTCAGGTAATCATAATCCAGCGCATTCTCAGTATCTATCACTAAAACTGAACAGTCCTGCTTCTGAGCGGATTTTATCACGTTCCCTAGTACGAATGACTTACCTGACCCGGATGGCCCTACGAGGGCTGTAAGACGTCCCTGTGGTATCCCTTTCCTATAACTACCTGACATAATTTTATTAAGTACAAATGATCCAGTATCTATCCAAAACTTTGGAATACCGTCACCCATTCCTATACCTTCTATTTTTGAAACTTTTGTTTTAAACTTTTGAAATGCACTCATATTAATTTCCTTTAGAAAAGAAAAAGCCGGGGGCTATGAAAACCCCCGGCTTTTTTACATCATCTTACTTCTTTTTGAAACGATCTCTAATCTTAGCTACCGCATCACTTTCTACGACAGTCTCTGTAGATGGTGAAACTGCGCTAGCAGCCACTTGTTCAACCACTGAAACTTTAGGACTTTCCACCGTCTTTGGTGTAATAACTTCCTGTTCCGCTGGAGTGTCGCTATGATCTTCATCGTCTTCCGCAACATCTTCACCCGTCTGATGTGCTGACAATAGTTTTTCAACCTTATCCAAACCGGGATTAGGTGGTAGGTATGTTGACAAATCAACAGGCTCTTCCACTAAATGACGATACTCTTCTGGGATTGGACTCGTGCTGTTAATGAACTTGGAATTCAAATCATAAACAGCATATTCACCATCCTTGTCCTTTCGGATGATAAAGTTATTACCGGCATCAAGATCCCACGGATTACTATTCATTGGGTCTATCTCGTCGGTCATCTGCGCCATCATCTTCTTGAGCAACTGATTGCCTATGAAAGTCTTTATGACTTTACCCTTGAAGGTTTCGCCAGTTTCCGGATCAGGTGGTAATGGGTCTTCCAACACTAACACACGAACTGCTGCGGACTTCTTACGATAATAATACTTACCATTCTTACTCTGCTTGCCTTCCTGCTTGTAATATACTCTTGAAAGTTCACAAATAGGGCACTTTTCGCCATATTGTGTTAAACAAGGAATTGTGCGATCTTTTCCTGCGATTGACAAAGTGTGTGTCAATTTTTCAGCGAAAAAGATATTTGGATTATCTTGATTAGCATCTTCCAATAATCTGATTATTGCGTGCTGACCAACTTCCATATTCCAGAATGGATATACATCCTTACTTCTCTGATTATTATCGTATGATGATTTCTTTTCTGTTTGTTCTTTAATATGCTTCTTTAAATCTGCTAATGTACGTCTGCTCATAATAATTCTCCTATAGTCTATATTATCTTCTTGCAGTCTCGTCCGATATTCTGGACATTAAGTCTAATTCATTTCTCTTAACGCTACCTATATTGCCCTACATTCTGTGCGTTGTCAAATGTAGTTTTTATTTGAGAACCCCGGCACCTATTAATTCGTCGGATAATCTCAAAATATGTTTACACACTCCCGGTTCTCTCGTTGGGTTGCGTAATGGTCTATCTGTCTTCTTTATATATGGTTCCGGTGGATCGCCGAACAAAGAATCGTCTTTTTGATTCCAAACAGAGAACATATAATAAAAATCTAAACAAGTACAAGATACTGATACGGGCCAGCGATTTCTTTTTATCGAATAAATATAAAACACATCGTTACGTGTCTTTATTTCGACTTTCCATCTATTATCCTGTTCCACGTATGTCACACGATCAAACATGATCGAAGTCTTATATTTATTCAACTTTGTCCGTGTATTTGCAGTAACCAATAATTTTTTATCTTCTACATACGGGATGTATGTCAAATTATCAACTAATACCTGTCTTGACTTTTGATCTCTTGGAGTATCAAAAAGCAAATTAGTATTAGCCTTCAAATAGTGAATAGTAGATTTTTCGATTAAAATATTTTCCATATATGTATTTATCATGCAATCATGGGAAGTGGTAATTCATCTTCCTCCGTATTAGAAGTCTTCCAATCGTTTTCCTCGACATTCTCAAACGTATAGTATATACCATACGCTCTATCATCGAAATCACTCATTTGTTCTATCATTCTTAATATTATTAACATTGCCATAACTCTGTCATCGTTAGCCCCCGGTTGCGCTTGATATGTCTGTCCAGTTCTAATATATCTTTTACATTCGGTCAGAAACTCTATGGAATTTACTTTTAATATTTCATTTTCAATTACTTTTTTAAGTCGCAAAGAAAATTTCATCTTATTTCTTAAATCCGTGAAAAATCCAACACGAACTTTTCTGACATCACTTTTTGATGCCGCCTGAATTAATCCAGCTTGTAATTCGCCTTCATCGGTTAGATACAGCGCTGCTATTCCCTCACCAACACCGTTGTTTTCAAATGAGAAGAAAACTGTAGCACCGAAACTTGCAATATAGTTACATATATTTTTAATTTTTGCATACACCGATGCAGAGTCTAAAATGTTGGTCGTTACTTCCATAACTTGTTCTAATGATGGGAACTCCACGACTTGAATAACGCTGTAATCCAGTCCCGTTCCTGTAGCTGGGTCGCAACCGACAAGATATGTCATTTTAGGATTTATATTTTTCCACAATTTTTCTCCAGCTATCTCTAGAACTGGAATTTTATTGTGAATAGAATCTTCTAACTTCTGTAATACATAATCTTCAAACAGTGTGCCAGACGCTGTGATGAATTTACATTCATACTCCTGATCCCATAGGCGTTGACCAACTTCTCGTATTCTTTCATTTTTAAACTGTTCATCTCTTCCCGGAACAGCATTCCACGGTATAAACATATAAGCAAAATCATTATTCCCTAATTCTGCACCCCTACATAATTTTGAATATAAATCGGTGTCGCCATTTGGAGTTGATGTTATTATACATCCACCACCAGTAGCCAGTGTTGGCATAATAGAACCCCAGAATTCTTCTTGAATATTTGGCCTGACAAACGCTAATTCGTCACAAAATAGTAAACTGATTGAAAGCCCACGACCGGAATTTGGTGTAGTGGACAATGATATTATTTTTGAGCCATTATCAAATGCCGCTGTATGTTTATTCCACGCATCATCAGATATGCCACATTTGATATGCTCTGGAACCTCCAAATACATTTTTTGAATTCTGTCAATGATTTCCTTCGCTGCACCAGAGTCTTTCGAAACACACAACACATTAACATTGTCTGTAAACATGGCAAACCATAATAAATATGCAGCTACAGTTTGACTTTTTCCACTCTGGCGTGCTGAGCGGACGATACTTTTTTTCTTAGAATGAAACATTCTAATCATGTCTTTTTGAAAATCAAAAAGCTTGAACGGCACGATACCCTTTGTTGGATGTTGTACTTTGACAAAAGTATCAATAAAATATATTGGATCTATACGACATTTGGCCAATTGCTGGATTTCTTTCATTCCATATTGAACTTCTACATTGGCTTTTTTAATTCCATAAACTTTTCTACCCATACTTCACCAAATAATATATGTTATTTATTTGGTGATTTTTTTACCGTACTATCAATTCAATCCAATATATTTTGTATATAACGCTGGTCGTCTATCTAGTATTCTCATTATATCTACAACTTTGTTTTTATCCATCATACTATAATTATCGAATAGAACTACATCGACAATTTTTCCTCGCAAATAATCTACATGATTATTCAATGATGTACACTGAACCGAAGTTTGCTTTTGCATCTGTCTATTAAGTTCTTCTGTTGCTGAAACTATGACAACCTTCTGCTTCTGATTTTTATATTTCTTTGCAATTTCTAATAAAATTGTAGTATTACCATGACGTCTAAATCCACTTAGTTGGAATACTGGCAATATTGCGTATTGTGACTGATCACCAGAATACATATCATCATATAATTTTAATAAAGCTAATACACTCTTTTTATATTCCGTATATGGATTGTCTTTATGTGAGACTGAAGTAGCTATGAATTTAATATAGTCACTCTCGGCCAAATTTGTAGCAATATGGACCATAGTTACTTTTGCATCTCTTACTATGGTTTTTTTGTTTTCATCTATTAACGTAAAATGTTTTAAAGTCCCTAATTGTTCTAATATTATTTTATGTAGTATTGGGTCTTTACTTTGTATGGATATTTTATAATCCATGTCCATAGTTTGAGATACTATAAAATCCTCTAATTCAATAGACGTGCCATTTAAAATTAATAATTTATCGTTCATTATATTTTCCATTTATAGTTTTTTATAAACGCCATTTACCATTAATAATATTAATTAATGTTCTTGTTCCATTTGGATAAATTATGCAGTGGGTATGAAGCCATGATGACGGCCCCTTTCTATATTCAAGATTTAATTTAGAACTTACTCCAACTTGGAAACAGCCTTCATATATCGATGGACTGTGACTATGCGCTATAATTGTCTTGGGACCAATTTTACTAAAACTTTTTACGTTGCCTTTAGCGCCATTGGGACCGATATCACCATGGAAACCGATTTCAATTCCATTGATCATAAAATCTTCATCACGTTTTAGAAATTTTGTTCTATCTATACATTTAAGACCAGTTTGTGATTCTGGATTTGATGCCCAAAATTCAAATGGTTCGATGGTGCTATATCCAGTATCAGTTACTTTTATATTACAACATTGGTGATATTTCAAATAGTAATAAAATCTTGCATTTTCTGGATCGTTTTTGGGTTCTGACCTCATAAGCCATTTTTCTAAAACTTCATCGTGATTACTACGCACAATAATATTTTTGGAAAACGACGGAGTGGTTTCATCTATATAATTTGCTGTAATTTGTAATTCTGCTTCTACGTTGTTTCTAGCAATTAAATACGGATCATTAGTTTTTGAAAATGTATGTTTAGCATAATTTAAGATATCCGAATCATCATGATGGTGATTTCGCGCATATCCATCGTTTACATCATGTCGTACAATATATTTTGGTTGTAGTTGATTAACTATAGAAAATCTATCAATATAAGTCGCCTTTTTTACTTCTTCATTAGCAAATATAGCGTGTTCGTCACCAGTAACTAACGCAGTTATATGTGCGTTAGTTACGCTATTACCACTATAGAATTTATTAAGATCATAGAATGATCCATCTATATTGTCTGCGTGTATATGTCTGATATGGAACACGCCATCATCTTCTAGTTCAAGAACAATGGCAGCAAAGTTATGATGGAAATCACCTTTCCAGCCAGCTTTTGAATCAGTATAATTTTTCTCGGTAATTGATCCTGTTGTGGTCAATATCTTTGGTAACTTCTTGTTAGGTGTCGCAACGGTTTTTAATTGAATTTTAGGATGCGCAAAAATCGCGGATGAACAGTGAGTATAACTATCCAACCCCGTCAAAGGTTCTACCGCTGTTGGTTGAATTTTCACCTTTCCAATCATCATAAGAGAATCGGTAAGTCGGACATCATCTTCTATCAAAAATTCTTTTATCTGTGGTGCCCACCAATCGTCATTCTTGTTATTTTGAGTAAATAAAGATGTTGGGTTTTTATATCTATACGGTATGACCAATAACCTAGCATTGTTTATTTCACAATATGATAAAATAGAGTTCAAAAACTTTTGATGAATGGGAGTTGCATTTTGTGCAGACGTAATTACATATCTATTATGTTGTAATTTACTTGAGTCACTTACTTCATGTCGTAGTATTGAATCGTTTAATTTGTCCAATTTTAATTGGTCTATCTTAGCATTCCCAGACTTCATTTCTGGTAAATTCATGCCGGTTTCTTTAAGAACCGCTAATCTTCTACGTCTTACACTGTCCAATTGTATATTTAAATAATTAGCAAATTGCTCCTTGGTAAAATTCAATTTATACGCTTCCAAATACAGTCTTATAAATTCTTTCTGTGATAAAGTCTTTCCAATCATTCTTCAATATCTCCGTCTATTATAATCGCACCACTTTTTAATTGTTCTAACATGGCATTTCTATCCATGAAGACATTATTATTAACAATCTTATTAGCGCCACCGGGTTTAGATTGTTTCTTAGCTAATTTGTCTTTTTCTTGTTTTATCTTCATTTTTTGTTGGATGGCAGATAGTGCCGTCCCTAGAATTTGGTTACTAACCTCACCCAATCTAGCCTTTTGTCTAGGATCACCGACCCTATCCATTTCATCCCGTAACATATCAAAAGCATTTAACGCTTCTTTCTTTATTTCGGAAAGTTCATCTTCGATTTCTACATCTTTATCATCGTATGTTACATGTGATACGGATTGTTCATCTTCCCTTTCTGTATGTGTCATTAGAGTTGAATTACTTTCAATCCCTAAAAACTCTTCCATGGGGTGATCGGTCGCAACCGTTACTTGTTTTTTTGCCATTTATATTAATCTTCTATATAATTAGGCATATTTATCGGCATAAATTTAGTATTTTCTATATGCCTTAGTTCATCTGTTATTGATTTACCTCTAGACGATTCATACCATTGACCAAAAGTTAATAATTTTTTTTGATAAGTTTCAATGTGATGAAGATCCACTCCTAGCAATAATAATTGTCTACAATAGAACGAACAATAATCCCTATACTCCAATAACAAATTATCTCTATCAATTTTCATTTGATGATGGATCGACTGGTGGTGCCGCTGGCACAGGCGGGGATAATTCGTCCTTAATCAACTTCTGAATTTTAGCCTGTTGAGTAGCAAATGCTGTTACATATACCTTCATCTCTCTTTCAAACAGAACTAATTTTTCTCTTAAATAGTCATAGAACTCAATTTCTTTGCGAACTTCTTTCGAGAATTCGTCCACTGGTATCATCTTATCTTTGTATGTAAAATGTTTGGTTTTTTCGATTTCCATTTTGATCCTTTATTTGTCAATGGTTACATATGATTCTAAATCATCACTCATCAAATTCTGCATAAATGAAGTCATCTTTGATAACTTGTCTATGTCAGATTTTATTTGTTGCTCTTCGTATTGTAAAGTATTATTGACACCCGTGTCAATGTCAAGGAATTCTGCCACCAGTGGATTATGTGTTATTCGTTCATCATCGTCTTCAGTTACCATTCCACTTTCTATCAGATGTTTTATGTGCTTCTTTCTATCCGATAATGATGCAACAAGTTTCATCGGACCAGCCATATCAGTAATTTTCAGTGTCGATGTTGAATACTTCAACATTGCTTGTTCACCAACGCCGTCAGAATATCTAGTCTTCAAGAAGAATATTAACAATTCTCCTTTCATCTTCATGCTATCGCTCATGAATATGGAGATATAATTGTCAACGGTATTGACTTTGGTGATACCACCAGCAATAACTGCTTGTGTTGGTGCCGCTTCTCCTATAGCATCTCTGGTCTGTTGCGATGCAGATACACCAATCATATCATATTCAAATATTAATTCAGCAAGCTCTTCGGTCTTGTCCTTATCTTGTTCTGATACTGATAGTTGCTTCTTACCACCATTTGGCGACATTTTATCCAAATAGTCTACCAATAAGACATCTGGAACCTTTCCATGTTCAAGTTCATATTGTTTCAAATACGATCTAATATCGTTGGTAGTATGCCTACCAATCATTCTTTTTATGCGTAAAGAACCTACACCATTGTTTCTAGTCTGAATGATACTAGAAACAATTTTTGGAATATTATCTCGCCACTCTTTAATAGAATAGTTTGTTAAGATTGCTGCGGCACGCAGGAAAATCTGATCTTCCGGTAATTCCAGAGATATGTATAAAACGTCTAAACCTTGTAATGAATAATTCACAGCAAGATTGGTCATCATAACTGATTTACCACCGCCAGAATTTGCGGAGAACAGGGTCAACTGTTTTCTAAATAATCCACCACCGAGTCTTTTATCTAAATCTGCAATACCAGTAGTGTATCCTACTGCTTGTTCTTTTAATTTCTCAAATGAGGACTCTGGGTCTTGATAAAAATCCAACCCCAAATCTACGGCTAGCGATATGCTAGTAGCCTTCATTATGGCTTCATATAAAACAGATAGATTTCCCTTATCCACCTCTGGCATGCTCTCAGTCACAGCATTCCTAACCGCTCTCTGTTTACAGAAGAGTTCTATACTATCACACGCAAACTTATATTCACCCTTTGTCACGGTCTTGACGGCAAATGGCTCTCCGTCCACATCAAATTTAGAATTTAATATAGACGGGTCTACGATATCATTATATTTGGAATAATAGTCTTTGATAAAAGCCACGACACCCTTCAGTTTAGGGTGAAAAAATGCTGGGTCTACTATAGAATTACATCTTGTAAAAACGTCTTGTGATGATAGTAAATGTGTTACTATCAATCTCTCTTCTTTTATATTCATTAAGTTCCTTAAGAGTTTAAGGTTTTATCAACGTCCTTAATTGATACCACTTTTGTTGAATTCACTGTAGGAGCTTTTAATTCTTCTATAGCAGATTTTGCGTTCTTCAATTCTTTACGTCGATCTCTTTCCAAGAAAATCCACTGATTTTTTATGCTAGACCATCTATACAATCGCGCAGCAATGTCGGCCCCTAAATTAGTATATGTAAGTCTATGATAATCACCATCTTGTGGAGTTGCTGGAAATTCATCACCTTCCGTATAGGGTAAACCATTTGGCGGTAATGCGTCAATCCCTAAAGCATCGCGTCTTCTATCTAATTTTTGTAGATTCATGAACGGTCTATCATTACTAAATTGTAGCAATTCGTCTGATAGTTTAGGAACATTGGCGAAATCAGAACCCTCTTGAGGAACCATTGTGTTGGCGTCTGCTTTTATTGTTTGTGATATATTGTGCAAATCCTGATACTTTTCATTATTACCATCATATATGTCAGATAGTCCCATAGTATTAATTTTAGCGGTATTTTTTCCGAAAATATCTCTGGTTTCTGTGGACGCCAATGCTGGTGTGCATATTAACATCTGCATGGTAGGTTTCCAATTTGGTGTATAACTATTCACGCTCCATCCAACTGATTGTACTTCTACATACTTCTTTACTGGGCGTAAGGTAGAAGTGTATTGTGTTTCGCTTGGAAGTTCTATTATATCACCTATGACAAATGGTCTACCAAGTCTAGTAACAGCCTGATCAAATGATACCTCTAAAGCATATTCGTTATCATCCATCAATTGTCCCCATTTACCCATAGTGCTTCTCATGTCTAATGGTGTGTATTGGGCCTTTAGTTTTATAGGTAATAGTGCATATTCTATATCTCTATTTTCTAGAAATATTCTATCTTGTATATTGTAAATATGAGTATCTTCATAGTCCATCATCTGTAAAGCCTGAACGCTCCAATAATCGTTTGGACCGCCATTGAATGTTATAGGACGCAATCTCCACCAACGAGATGGTACAGTTTTTCTAACAGAGATCGTCACCAAACCGTCACAGTCAGGTAATTGGACTACTGCCGCTCCATACCATATCACACCATCATTGGAGCGCTCTAGCCTCGCTGTGGTCACTCTGTTGGTTGAGCAATTTTGTTTTATTCTTATTCTTGTTACATCTTTCTTTACATATGTGTCAATACCATAACGAAGGCGACCATTGTCTAAACGAATTGGGCCAAAATCATACCCAATATATGATTTAGCAGCAACATCTGTTCCAAATTCTTGCGATCTCCACTCTGTTATATACTTATCAAATGCATTCAACGGTTCAAAACCCGGTAGATAACTTGAAGCGATTGCTGCTCCACTACCGGTCAAATCTGTCAATGCTCCTTGTTCGTGCACACCTAACATTTTATATACATTTATATCCGCACCGCCAATATTTAAAGCTTCTTCTATTACTGAGGATATTAAACATGATTCTGGTCCAGTAGATAAATCATATCCAGTGCATAAATTGGATGATGGGCATATTACTCCAGATGGTGTTGTTACGCATGATGGAGTACCGCCACTCGTCGGTGGAGTAGTCGCAATTGGACGACCTTGGTCATCAAGTTCACAGTTACCAACCTGAGTTAATGGATCTTCGTTTGTTATCCCACAATCAGCCCCGGATAAATTTAATTCTTGTTTTGGTGGTAGATTACATGATTGACAGTCTGCCATGGGTTATCCTATTATCAACATTGGCGCAGCACCATATTCATGCAAATTCTGCATAGACCAATCGGTTAGCATCAAACGCAGTTCCTGCTTCTCTGTTTCTGCCTGTGTAATCAATTCTTGCGAATTTAAGGTTGTGCTGCCACTTGGTCCCGGTAAAGTCTGGAACTTGCCTCTAATCTGAGAGAGAATCTGTTTAGCTTCTGCAACCGCCCATCTCTGTAACCATAAATTGGTTTGGCGATCAGTCATCAAATCCTGTTCAGTTCTTTCAAATGTTGCATCAACCAAAACTCTTTCATTTCCGGGAATGATTTGCTGTACTTTTAACTCTCTATTATATTCATACCAACTATAAGTTATTTTTGTAGCGAAAAGAGTTTCTAATTCTTCGATATATGAAGCCACTAAATGATATGTTAATATATCGAAAGTTCCCATGGTGTATAATTGTTGAATTGCAGAATATGCGAATAATTCATTATTACCACCCGACCCTATTTTTAACCATCCGGGTTTCATTCTATGAATAGCCATGATATCAACAATTTTATTAAATCCAACACATTTGTTAGTCATTATATAAGTTTGTTGATTCTTCTTTAAATCTAAGAAAAAATATCCCCTACGAACGGCTGCTCCAGAATATTTTCTCAGTTCTGCAAGTGCATTGTTTATACAAACATCAATTTCTTCTTTCTTCAATTCAACTCTAACAGATCCAGCGCCTAGAGTGCTTCTAATTATTGAATGAAGCTCTCTTCTCTCATCTGGTGAACCATCATCACCAACTCCAAGCTGAAGATAGGACTGACCGCCAGCAAGCCCCGATGCTCCAGAAATTGGTTCATAATAGATAACACGCTGCGTCATGTTAGATAATAAATCTGTATTCTCTGTAACTATTTCGACGCCGTATTGGCAACCAGCATCTCTGGTAAAAAATCTAAGTACGCTTCTACCATCTTTCTTAGTAGGAGCTATCAACTCTACATTAGCAATAGACAATTTGACCACCCATGTAGACCCGTTCCAAGAATATAATTTTTCATCTAATACATTGAACCACAATGTTCCCACTGCTGGAGTTAATGGTACATATGATGGAGTTACAACCGTCCACCCCAAACCATTCCAAATGTTAAGTATTTCCGTTTCAGGATTGTACCAATATTCACCATCCTCTATTTCATATGGATCTTCTAGACTGATTATAGGATCTAATAATGTCCACTCTGAACCATCATATACATAATAGTTAGTACCGTCAAACCAAACGGTATCCGGAGACATATTATCAGGGTCTTGCGGAGAATCTATGTAATCAGCAACTCCACATGAACTGTCGCGGATAACCTTTAAAGTGTTATCATCCGGGTTAAACCATACAGCGCATTCTGGTAAAGTCGCAGCCTCCGATGGGTCCGTATCAGTTCTAAAGAATGTATCCGGCAGAACCCATTGAGAATTAACAACATCCCAGATATACAAATCATCTATCGTTGTTGCGGTATTCCACCACAAATCACATGATTTTCTATCCATAGGGTCGGTAGGGTACGAAGTAAACTCTTGTACAACCCACAACAGGTCTTCATTATCTCTTCTGTATAAAACTCTTTCGGTTGGAACATACCAGAATACAGTGTTAATCGGATATTCTTCATTCGGATCATCACCATCTTCATTCCTTTCCGCATAAACAACAACATTTAATTCTGACCACTGATCGCCAACATATTGATACATCAACTCGTCAGTCTCATTAAACCAAAAATCACCTGTTTCTAAATCGTTTGGATCTTTATCTGATAATAATACTAACTTTTCTTTCCATCGTTTTTCTCTATCATCCCACTTATAGAACAAATCGATAGCATCGTCATACCAGAAAGTATTACATGATAATAATGGTGGTAATAATGGATTTCTAGTTTGTATATAAACACATAGTTTACACCAATGGTTTCCATCCCATTGATACACGTCAGTACCATTAAACCACAATTCTCCACATGATAAATCAGTTGGAGTACTGGATGCATTTATAGTCTCTACCAAAACCCACCCAGACGTTTCATATCTGTAAAGGTTTGTTCCAGACAACCAGTATTCACCCATCTGTGGAATAGATGGATCATTATCAGAAACAATTATTTCAATTGTATTATGTGTTAAACCGGTCCATTGGTATAGTTTAGCATTTGTCTTATCAAGATATAGATGATCTTTTGACGGGTATGTTTCACTGATGATTGGGTTCTCTAAGAGGGCGAACTGTTTATTGAATTCTTTTACCAAATCACCAAAATTAATAGCATTAACACCATTAATATTAACAGTGTACTCTACATCATTTATGCTTATTTTTTGTGTATAATTTGTATGACGCAAACCGGTCTTTAAAGATGGTTTTATTCCTCCAACCACATCTATACCGACATCCTGATATGCTACTATATCTGGTGCACCACCTTCCTGTTCTCCGGTAGGGAGCGAATAAGCATGAACACCTTCTCTATGATATCTACCAACCTTATCAACAGCATAAGCAGAAAAATAATATGGAGTTTTTTCCAACACGTTATTTACAACTAATCTAGTTGTTGTTTTATTGTGATAGAACGCTCCAACTACTAGGGCACCGTCAATTACATCACCAACATGTAAATTTTTATCCGCTGTTGGATCATAAGAATAATACGTAGCATCAGTTGGAGATGTTGAAAGATAATTTGCAGCTTTAGAATTTACAGTAATGACTATTCCGTCATATGCGCCCGGAACATCTGAACCGCAACCCGCCGCTGGTGCTGGAACATTCCAAGTAAGAATAGCCGTATTATTTGCGCCACGCTCATACTTAAGAGTGATCTCTCGCCCCTCTTTTATAATAGCGTTAGGAGCGTCGGCAAAATTATCATAGATACCCATTTAATAAATCCTAATATATAGGATTATTTATAGATATCAATGTTCAATAACGTTGCCTTTATATGTCTGCCCAGCAATGTCACCATTTAAATCTCTCAATGACCTCTCAGCATCTCCAACTAATGCAACCAATAATAAATTCATAATCAAAAAGAATGTATTAGTACGTGTCTTATTATTAGTATAAACACTAGAATCGGTCAATATTGTAACATATTCATTAATCATTCCGAAATTTGGTGATGCCCAATTTTTAAATTTGTTAATAGCGGCTACCGGTATTTGTTGTTGAGAACAATCGGCAACCCACGAATTTATAGAAGACACCATAATGTTGCTAATCTCAACGCCCCATCTATCAGAATCCCAATCCTCCATATTCATATCAGTTATTTCCATGCATGTTTCATAAAAACGTTTAGTCAATAGATATAACATATCAATAAAGACTTGTTGTTTTACCGGAGTATCTGGGGAAATTTGTAAATTAGGTAATTCAACCATCATTCGATATTGAGCATATCGAAAAAATGGATGATATTTTAAATTTGCTTCATCTTCAACATTTTTATCGGAAAACAAAGGAGCGAATGATTTTTCTTTAACTATAAGTAGATAAGCGAATATTACAATACAAAAGATAAGGAAGCCTCCCCACCCATAAGTAGATAAAAAATCTAATAATTTTTCCATTACTCTTCCAAAAATTTGTCTATAATATTTATTTTACGCGCACAAATTTTCAGATTAAAATGCAGGTCGAATCTACCCAGTTGTTAAATTTGGATATTGACCACGAGGGAAACAATTTAGCGCCCTCATTAATACAGATAAATCTGGCAACCAGATTGTCACCATCTTTTTCCCATGTAACTTCTATAACATCTTTTGGTTTTAATGAAATATAGTCTTTTTCATTATCATCTATGTGTTCTGATACTGGCAATTTACAGTATTTGGTAACATAATACATTTTCTTAATTTTGGCAGCATCTTCCGCAGCCATCCTTAGTACATTTTTAGATTCTATATACTCACTAAATGTCAAAAACATATTCTATCTTCTTTTTTATAGTATTTATATTATGATGGGAGATATTGCTTAATCATCAAATCTTCATTGTCTTTAATACCTAAAGACAAGAATTCTTTGACAGCATTACTACTAGAAGTTATCGCCCACTTATTACCAACATACCCCAATGATCTACCCAGCCCTATACAGCCTCTAAGGTCGTCCATGGTGTTTGCAGCGTGAAACAGTATAGCAGACCTCTGAAAGTTTGAATCCTCCTGTAGACTCACTGTGCCCCCTACAACAGCTAGTGTTCTACCGAACGTAGGAGAATTATACCAAACGACCTTATAACGTCCTTCTGGAATGCATGATACGGATTTTTTATTATCTTCCCATGGTCTTTCAATTGTGAAATATCTATTCTCACCATAGATCAAACGTCCAAAGGCTCCGAATGGTGTATAACCGAATCGTTCTAATAAAATGTAACTCATGTAAATTCCTTAATTAATTCGGAATATTTAGTAACAGTAATTGGAACTATGAAATTATTCTTAAGATGGAATATTCTGAAAATTACATCATTTTCATCAGGTAAAGGAATACACCTAAAAAAATATAACGGGAATGCTTTTGATAATAATATTCCTAATTTATTCGCAGTTGTATAATCGTTAACCTCAAAAGGATAAGATTTTAATATGTTGCCAAAAGCTTGTTTTTGCTCTTCATCAATATTATTAAAAAATTTGTCAATCATCTTTACTCTCATTTTGTTGATATTTATCATTGTAAATTGTTAAAGTACGGAGTTTTTTTACTGTTCTAAATAATTTGTATAGAAATAAGAGAAAATAAATGAAATACACCCGCGAACACATAGAAGGTTTGGTCGTACACATCATACTCGACAAACCACTTGATATAGATGATACATTAGAAATTTATATACAAAAAGAACTTATAAAGAAATTGCACAATGACGGTGTAATAGTATTTGTATCAAATATGAAAACAGATACTAAAAACCACGAATATAATATTAGAGTAATTATTTTTGATTCAAACTTAACATTACAAGATTTCATTATATTATATAATGCGGACACGTTATCTCGCTATGGGGTAAAAAGTTGGGTATTTAGTACGGAAGACATACGAAAAGAAAAAATGGCGTCCGACCAAAAATATGCCGATGTTGTGAAATTCTATTCCGAAAATAATGGGCGCGTGGAACCAAAAACATCAACATATGATTATGACGAAATTAAAAATATAGTATTTAATGTTTGTGATAATAATTTAAACAGAGAAAGTGAAAAGGTTAATCTGTCTGAATTATCAAATAAAATAAAAGCAGCTATTGAACCCGTAATGAAAAAGACTACAGATACATTACATGTATGGACTGAATATGTTGATATGTTGAATAAGAATGGTTTTCATTCTAAAATGGGAGACATAACTATCCATGTTGATATATTCGAAGCTCCATTTGGCAAGCTTTATAACTTTGTATTTGTATATCAAACCACTACAAAAGAAACCATAAAACAGGAAGAAAAACCTCTTGAGGTTTATAATTATACAGAGTTACAGTACATTATAAAACAATGTTGCTCGAATAATATGCCTAATTTATCCAAAGATAAACTCATTAGAGATATAACATTGGCAATCAAACCAAAATTACTATCACAATTACACACAATAGAAGTGATAATCCAAAATGGTTGCTCAGATAATGCTATAGTCGCTAATGTGAACATATTGAGTTACAACAAAAAAATATTCAATATTTTCGTTACATATAAAGCACCTAAATCATTACAATCTGAGGTAGAACCAATGAGCACATCGACAAACAAAAATTATAAAGAACATATCGAAAACATAATACATAAAGCGGTAAGAACTCATTATGACTGGAAAAAATATAAGTCAATGGATGAATATGTTGGTGCCATGGTATACAACTATTGTTTAAATCATGAAGACATTGAGTTCAAAGAAATAACAAACGAAGGAAAATCACTGTTCAATGATTACCAATATAAAGTGACTCTGATGAACTTAAACACTAATATGGAAGAAGGTTTGTTGATTGTTGGAAGTTTCGAAAGAGCCATTCACAATTTAGAAAAAAATTGGTTAGAGCAAGAAGAGATACCTCTCAAAGTACCTACCAAACAATCCACTTCATATGACGGTTCTGATGTTCATTATAATTCATATTGTAGAGTCAAGAAACTATACTCAGGTTATGGTTGCGGTCAACCTAACGAAAAGCTAGAAATAGAACATAAAGAAAACACCAACTACCCGGCATTTTTAACTAAGAGTGATATGGGAATATTAGCAACCTTGACCAAGGTCTTTTTATTACATGGTGATACCACATATGATAATTACGTATTAGAACAAGCTGATCAACTATTACCAGACAAGAAATTTAAGATAGTAAGAAAAGATAAATTGGAAGACTCTTATTTCTATGTTTCCAATCACGCAGAATCGGTATGGTCAAAAGTCACATTATTAGAGCTAGTCAAACCAACCATAGAGAAACAGTTGAATAAAAAGGTTGAAATAGATTATGAACAGTTGCAGATACTGATAAAATCGTACAATGATAATGGCGGGAACATAATGTATGATTATGATAATGATAGGTTGATTGAACGGTTGGACTGAAATAAAAAAGAGGAATGTTGATATCAACATTCCTCTTTTGGTAAACGTTATTTATTATCTATAGTAAATTTGAAATTACCACAATCCCAAAACCTATCATATCCAAGGTTCAACATATTTTGATATTCCGTCAGCTTTTCATCGAACTCATTTGGGAATAATTTTTTAATATTATGTTTAGCAAACTTAAAGCGATGGTGGACAACACCATCTTTTGAATAGTAATAATTTTGATCAGAATCTTGGTCTTGGGTAAATCCTAAAGTTTTATATAAATTTCCAGACTTACTCCAACGTTTATCAGCATAACTATAGATCTGTTTCCATTTATAATTATCTTTAAAATACTTCAGCATTTTAGATGCTGTGCCAACTACATTATAATTAACATCAGATGCAAAACGCGAAAGCTCATACACACCTTCTTCAAATTTCTTTTTCATAATCATACGCGGAGTCGTCATAGTCATAACAGAAACCAATTTATCGCCTAAAAAACATCCAATCTTAATAGGCGAATTGCAATTACCTTGGACATGGTTCGCCAATAGAAAATCTTTCTTTTCTTTATTTGAAATTTCTCTTACCGTACATTTTCTAGCATATATTTTTTGTTTGTTATTCAAACCAACTATATGACGAATTTTCGAAAGTATTAAATTCTTGTGATTGTCCCATTCATGCTCAAAAACTGGAACATAATGAAAGCCTGCGTCTTTAGCTGCTTTATATGTGTTTAGGTTTAATCTTCTATTAAGATTGAACGATTCTTTATTTTCTTCAAATAATAGTAGAGAAAACAATGTATCATTATATTTTAGATCGAAAGAGTGATCGTTTATTTGGAAATTCTCTTCAAAGATATTATTGAATTCTTCTTGAATTGATAAAATGAATTCATAACTCTTGGTCCTATAATGTAAATACTGGTCGAAGATAGGTGGAAACCTATTCACTGACTTAGCCTGTTTGACAACATTTTTCATCGCATCAAGCATTCTAAGATTCGATATATCACCGCATACTTCTGCTGGGATATTCATCTTCCAACAGAATGCTTGAGACACAATATGATCTAAATTATAAACACCTTCTTGCCCAACTCTACCTCGTGGTAAATTATCTGGATTAATTGTATCGATATATTTTTTATAATTTTTTTCGGAATGGTGTCTTACTAATTTTTTATAGTTTTGAAACGATTTATGGTTAGCACAAATAAACTGAAATCTCTCTTTGTTCAACTCATCAAACCGCTTTCTTTTCTTATCATCATTACATGGTCTACAAAATGACCTCTCAGATAATAGATATGTTGGTTTTGTCTTCCACCATCTACCACATTCGCAGTTAGTATTTCTAGCTTCTATTTCATCTAATTTGGTGTTAAATTCTGTAAATTCAAACCCCAGATCAATAAGACGATTTCGCATACTAATATTTTCGTCTTTGTATGTTTCTCTTTTCGTGCATTTTGGACAACCAATCATTCCATGTTTTTTATAATTACCCATTTTTGATTTTGGTGTTGCCTTAAATACGTCCCCACATAACAAACATTTGATGTCATGGTGGTTATTTGCTATGGAGAATTCTCCAACTATCTGTAATCCTATAGTTTCTAAACAATCTGGATATGTTTGATTCATAATTATTCCTTTATTATGTTTAAATCATATCAGTTATTTATTGTAGTGTCAATAGATGTTGACAGCGATAGTAGACCGAAGAATTACCGGACCAATGTAGTAAGCTCCGCTATTACCTAGAATTTAGCAAGTATAGAAAAAGAAAAAGCCCGGTTTTCCGGGCTTTTTCAACAACTTACAACGTTTTAGTTCAGATCACAGGAACTCTAGGTTCTGTACACTTATGCGACCATAGTAGTCAGCGCTATTCCCAAGGGAAGTAGTACTATCAACGAACACAGCCTTCGCATAACGAGTCATTAAACCGACGACTGGGTTATGTGTAACTGGATTCATGATAACACCAGTGCTCATCACTGGAACATATGGACAGTAGAAATAACCAGCGTCCAATTCACCATTACCACCCTTCAAACCAACCAAGATCTTATCGTTTCCGTAAGGATCGGTTGTACCCGGTTCAGCCTGATTCCAAAGATAGCTATAAACCTTCACGCTACCATTCAAAGTACCAGCTAAGAAGTTATTTGTTGGAGCCTTACCGTTAAAATCAACGGCTGGAGCAAAAACAGCCTTCGCAGCAGAGTTAAGAACAGTCACGATCATTGGGCTTACAACCACAAAGTTCGCAGCAGCTTTACGAGTCTTACGTGCAATTTCATTACCAACTTCTGCAATCTTCACGCCCAAGTTAGCAAAACGATCACCAACGAATGCTGGAGCATAAGTTGTACCAGCAGTTGCGGAGAAGTCGAAACCGCGAATTGTACCAGCTAGTGATAACAAATCGTTGATAACTTCTGCGTCAATTTCCTGAGTAATGGTTGCAGAAAGAGCTTTCACAATTTCGCTTTCAATATTCAGATTGTGCTGTGACTTAGCGTCCTGCATGGATTCGATGGTCCAACCAGCCTGTAACTTACGAGTCTTAGCTTCAACAGCCTGAGACACGATGTCCAAAGTGACCTTACGACCACCAGAAGCTTCTAGGTGTGAACCTGAACCACCGTACAAGGAACCACCAACGGTTTCGCCATAAAGGGTAGTACCGGAAGTGTAAGTATCGGAAGCTTGTGAAGAACCCCAACCTTCACCAGTTGCAGTTGCTGCTGCAATATCGTCTGGAGCAGAAGTACCATCGGCACCAGCATATGAAATACCGGATGCACCAGCAGACTGCGCAGAACCAATTGTACCAGAATAGAACTGACGGATTGGTTTAGCATTACCAAAGATTTCATCACCAGAAGCGATATCGTATCCGCCAAACTGTGAACGTGATGCATCATGGGTTACATCTTCAGCATACTTATACTTCATGCTGAATACCTGTGAAACTGGACCGGTCATTGGCTGCACACCGACTAAGTCAGTAGCAATTGTGCCCGGAATAATACGACGAATCAACGGAAGAAGATTCTTACGGAAATTCGCAATATCATGTGCTTGGATTGAACCAGCCGCAGCAGTTTCATTTACCAAGTATTGCTTTGAGTTTTCCAACACCTGATCGGTGATGGCTCTGCGTGACCCGGATAGACCATCAAGCAATTCTGCTTTAGTCTCAGCCCAGCCTTCAGTTAACATTTTAGATTCATCTAACATAAATTTCTCCTGTAGTTAATGTTATGATTTGAGTTTTATTCAATACCAGCTAATCTTCTTAGCGAGCTACGAGCCTGATCATCTAGGACTCTCACTGGCGCTTCGACGCTTTCGCTAACAGGACGTGCTGGCGTATCTCCTGTTTTAACAACCGTTTTTACCTCGGTCACAGGCTTTTCACTCTTATCACTTTCGGCAAGTACCTTTTCATCCTTCTCCGCAGTGTGAGTAGTAACAGCAGTAGCAGATTCAGTTAAAACTCGGCCAATATACTTCTTATAAGTTTCTTCCAACTTCTCAGTTGGTTGAGTCTTTAGAATGGCTTCCATAACTTCTCTACTACGGCCAGCTAACGGCTCCAACACTTCTGCTAATTTCTTAGCATGGGTTAAAGTCGCAAATTCTTCTTTGAGTTTCTTCAACTCTTTATTCTTTGTATTCAGTTCTTCAGTTGCTTCGCTTAGTGCTGACTGAACTTTATTCTCGTCTACATAACGTGCTCTGAAAGTCTGTTCGAATGCTTCGAAGATTTTCATTCCAAGATCATTCTTCTTAGCTTCTTCAATGCTTTCCTTCAATTCTTCAAACTCTGCTGTTAAAGTCATTTCCAGATATTCATCTAGCTCTTTAACCAAAGTCTGCATATCACTCTTTACAGTTTCCTGAAGTTGTTTCTTCATCTTGACTTCTTTCTCTGCAAACTCAACTTCTAAGTCGCGGAAGTTATTAATATCTTCCTTAAGCTCTTCGATTTCCTTGGTGAAAAATTCTTCAGCCTTGGTATCCAATGCTTCGATCAACTTCTCACGATCAGCAATGAACTGTTCGGTCAATTCGATTCTAATTTTTTCTTCAGCTTCTTCTTTAGCCTTAGTAGTAACTTCGTTGATCATGGTTTCGAATGCTGTTTTAATTTCATTCTTGGTGTCTTCAGTCAATACTTCAGCAGCAAGCAATTTCTTTAGTAGTTCATCCATTGTTTTAATTCTCCCGAATAGAAATGGTATTTTCATATTATTTATGTGAGTTGTATTTATAATCAATAAAAAATAAAATTATACTTTTGTAAGTGCTTGATTTATAAGGATATTTTTTCTATAACATTATATAAAAAATTCGAAAAATAA